GACGCCGGATCCGCCGCCGCCTGCGGCTACGGGAGCCGCGTTCTTTTCCGTCACGTCCATAGGTTGAGCCTCTCTTAAGTGACTGTCTTGCACCAACACATCGCGCCCCGCGCGGCCCTGCTCCACCAGCGCAACATGGTTGGCGGCAATGTCACGCATAACGAAGTCATAGTCTTCGCCGTCCGGCGTCTTGCCAGGGATGAAGTCAGGGGTATATCTGTACGAAAGAGACAACTCACGCATCGACCCATCGACGATGCGCTTGATTGCATCCTCAACAGTGAAGTGCAGCGAGTTGTCTAGGTATGGCGCTCTAAATGCGCCGTCTGTCCCAGTGGAGCCGACGCGCGTTTTGATCTGCGGCGCGTCTGCGTAGTCTGGATGATGGTTGAGCTGAATCGGGATGCCGTTCGTGCTCTCGATCGTCTCGGGCTTGCTCAGCTCCTCTGGCGGGCAGTATCCGCGATAGATCTTCTGCGGATCGAGCCTCAGACGCTCCCAGTCAGGCACCTCATGCCCGTAGTACGGTCGCACCTGCGCTTTGGTCAAGTGCGAGACGGTGACATGGAGGTTCCCGTTCTTGTCATACCTCCTCACGCTCTCGGCATCTAGGGCAAGTAAATAGCGGTCGTTGTTCATTTCAATATGTCCGATATATCTAGACGGAAAATGCATCGGCAAAACGGCAACAACCCGGGCGTTACGTTCTGGCCTACAGCCGGGTCGTAAAGCCCCTCGGAAAGGTCGAAGCGTTTGCCGTCCATTGCGATATGCGTCTCGCGTGATGAATACCGCCCCGGGACGTGAACCCATACCGCGTGCTTGATGCCCAATGCCTCGGCGTTGCCGCGTTGGATGCCCTGACTGACTTTGATCGACTGATCAAGCGCAACTCGCTTGGCACGGGCCTCCGTGAAGCCCCTAGAGGCTTTCAGCACGCTTTCGATCTCTCCCAGACTCTGACCCTCGTAGAGGCCGCGTGTAATCGTCTCTCGCACTCTGGCGAGGTCATCCGCCTGCATTTTGGTGATGAGCCCCGTCATGCCGTCCACAAGCCCCGGCAACGCTTTTGCTGTGCTCGGCGCCATGTATCGATTCTTGACGATAGGGATCGTCCATTTTTCTTTGAGCAGAGTAGGAGTGATGCCCGCGCGTATCAGCGCACGCCGCTGGCTCGCTGTCACGTTTTGCGCCATTGCGCGGACAAACCATCCCGAGACGAGCTTTGCGCTTTCTCCCGCGTGAATCATCCACCGCGCCATTTTCTCGGTGAGACTCAGGTCAAGCTTTCGAGCGGCATCGGCGGGATTAGACGCTTTGAAAGCGCGTATCGCCTCATCTATGATCTTTTTCTCTTTGCGTCCCCACAGTGCGGCGTCCTGCGCAACCGTCTCGACAGGCTGCGTGAAGCAGCCCGAATCGATCAGGTTGCGCAGGAGCTCGGCCGTTGCCTCGCGCGTCTGTTTCTCAATGAGAGCAATCAGCCGCTTTTGCAAGGCCGCCTTGAGCCCGGCATTCGGCTCGATCGCGGGGATCGTCTTGATGCGTTTAGCCATTCAAGCCACCTAGGGACTGAAGCAGTTGCCGCGATTCGTCGGGCGGGTTCGATGCTGGAGCAGGCTCTGCCACTGCGGTCGTTGCCTGCTGAAGCGCGCCAAGCAAGCCCTCGATATCCTCAGGCTCCCCTTCGGGCACCTCGTCACTCAAAAAGCCCAAGTGCATCGCCGGCTCTTTCTTGACCGCTTCGCGCATTTCCTCTGCGCTGATTGCCTGAACTTGTGCAAGCGTTGCAAGAGCGCCTGCGCGCGTCTGAGCGGTCATGGCCGCGCTGGCTTCATCTTCCTTGCTCAATTCGTTGAAGTCGAAGGAGATATTCGAATTGATGCTCCCCATTTCGACTAGTTCAATTGCCTCTAAGCAAGTGTTAATTGCTTCGCGACGCAGCTCTTGCTTGGAACGAATGTAATCGTAGTAGTTACGAATATCGCTTTCGCCCGTTGCGTTGAAGCCGCTAGGACTGATGCCCAAGAGCTTCACGGCAGGCGTGCGGTTGATCGACGCAATCATCTCGAGCGACTGGCGCACGACGTCCGTACAGCCCGCGATTGACGTCTGCACGTTCATCACACTTTCGCCTTCCTTGTCGCAGACGAACACGGCGTTGTTATCGCGATAGCGCTGAAGCGCCTTCATACGGATGTCGAACAACCGCACCCCGTTAGGCGAGTTGAAGATGTCATCCGTGCTCGTCTGGAAAACGAGAAGCGAGACCTTGCGCACCAAGTCGGCCGTATAGACCCGGCACTGATTCCAGTGCATCACGTAGTCCCAGAGGATCTGAGCCTGCGGAATGCCAAGGAAGTTGTATGCCGGTCGCAGAAGCGTCGGCGGCGGATTGTCAAAAAGCCTAAGCAAGCGCGACTCATGCACCTTCGTTCCCAGCACCCAGAAGTAGCGGGGCTTGAGGTAGTCGGACTTGAGCGGGTCGATGGCGTTGTAGTCGCCCGGCGATACGTTCACAGGATCGACCACGACAAACCGGAGCTTCGTACCCGGCTGTAGCTCTGCGCTTTCGTTTGAGTAGCGCAGGGGCAACTCGGGATTTTCCGTGCCGGTGTCGACGTAGATAAAAGCCCCGCCCATGTATCCGGTTAGTGTTGCGGCCTCATGAAAGAGCGTGCGTAGGTGGTACTTCTTCTCTTGAAGTGTCTGAATCTCCTCAACAGCCTCCGCGTCATCGCCCGTGATCGTAATCCACTCGCGGGTAATATCATCCGCAACGGTCTGCACGCAAGCACGGATCATGCCGTTCTGCGCAATCTGCTGAAGCGCGCCGTAACCTACGAAAGAGGTCACTGGGTACTGCCCGAGCTCGTAGCCGTGCTGTTGAAGGCTGCGATGAATTGCGCCATAAAAGCCCGCGTCAGAAAGTGCCTCATCTTGCGCTAGGCGCTCTTTTTCAGACACCCCGAGAGTCACCGGAGGGGCGAAACGCTCCCTCACCTTCTCGACCGTCTCGAAGAGCTGAGTGGCTTGCGGCGGCGTGCGTAGCGTGCGGTCGATCTCCTCAAGCGCGGCGATGCGCTTTGCCTGCGCGAGGAGTTTGCCGTTAGGCGCTTGGGTTTTCGCCGTCTTTCTTTTCTTCTTGCTCACAATGCTTAATCTCCACTTTGCGCCATTCGCTCAGGAATCGGCGGAAAACGCGGCGCCTTGCGGCCTGCCACCGCACATGCCCGACCAAGTCGACAACGGCCTCAACTGCCTTTGCAATTGCGAATATGGCCACCGACGCGCCTATGGCATACAAGATGATCAAAGCGCCCCAAGCGCGTAACGTCAGTTCAGGTTGCATGAGTTGTGCCTACCGTCCAAGTAAGTAAGCTAGATTCGTCGGATCGATATGCAAGCCGCTGTGCTTATTTAGATCCGTCAATGCCTGGCTCATCGCGTCGATGGTGTCATCGTGAGCACCTGACGGAAATGCGAGGAGCTCAGGAATGAAGTCCTGCGCCACCCACGGATAGCGGTCCGGAGGCGGCAGGTAGACGTTCCGGGCCTCCCAGAGCGTCGTTACCGCGTTCGCTCGGGCTTCCTTGCTCTCTTTCGGAGTGATCGGGATGATGCCGGTCACTTTCCTTTTGAGCGCGCTGATGATCGCCGGGCCGTTCGCCTTGTCCTCGATGAGCTTTCGGGTGATCCGCGGGTACTTCCTCGCGGCCGCTACGAACTGCTCGAGCGACTTCACAAAGTCCCAGCGTCCCCGGAACTGGTCGACGAGGTAGAAAGCGCCGTCCTTTCGTCCCCACACCTGCCCGACCACGAAGTCGGATGTCGCGGACTCTTTAAAAGTCATATCCCACGAGATAACGGCCGCGTCGAAGCGCTCCGGGAGCTTGTCCCAGTGCTGAATCCAGTCGGACTTGAAGAGCCCACCGCCGCGCGGCATCGGTCTCTGCTGAAGCTGGCCGGCCGTCGCGAAAGAGCCCATCGTTCGCTCCATCTCGGAGACTTGCGCTTCGGAGAAGCGCTCCGGGAAGAGTAGCTCTCCGTCCTCAGTGCGCGGGTCCGTGAAGCCGATGCATGTCGCGCACCGGCGCTCCGGCTCGAAGCGCATTGGGAGCATCAGGTGCTCATAGCCCAGCTGGCGGCTCAGGATGATCCCGGCCGTATCGCGCTCGTGCAACCTTTGCATGATGACGATGATCGCCGAGTCCTGGTTGTTCACACGGGACGGAACGGCCTCTAGGAAGGTCTGCTCCGCAGCGGAGAGCGCGGCTTCTGAAAAGGCGTCGTCTACGCTCAGCGGGTCGTCGATGATGATGCGGTCGCCTCGAGAGCCAGTGAGGCTTCGGAAAGCCATAGACTCACGAAAGCCAGTAGCCGTGTTTTCGAACTTCTTCTTTGCGTTCTGGTCGCCGCACAGTTCGACGCTCCATCGCTCCTGATACCAATCGGAGGAGATCAAGCGTCGACACTTCAGGTTGTCTCGGATTGCGAGGTCTTCCTTATGCGCAGTTGTCAGATATCGCAGAGAAGGATTTCCGCCTGCGCCCCATTCCCAAGCAGGAAAGAAGACGCCAGTGAGCAGTGATTTCATCATGCCCGGCGGAACGTTCATCAGAAGGCGCTTGATCTGGCCGTTATGCACTGCCTCGAGATGCTCGCACATTGCATCGAGCGCCCACCCCCACTTGATCGGTGTAGCAGGCTCGAGCACGTGCCATGCCATCTTGCAGAACTCGGACAGGCTGCGCCGCGCAATCTCCTGATCAAGTTCGATCAGTGTCGGGAGTCTCGTCATACAGCAACTCTCTTGCGGCCTTGAGCTTTTCCATGTCGATCGTGGAAAGATCAGGCGTGTCGCTCTGAATCTTCACGGTCTTGCGATCGCCGTAGCGCGAATCATCACGCCACGAAATCTGGCGAGCCTTCTCCTGCATCAGCACCTTGAAGGCTTCAACAGTTCCCTTCGGAAAGTCATCGCCGTTCAGCAATCGCGTCTGCAGTTCATTGTTCAAATTTGCTTGAAGCTCAAGCAATTCATCGTTGAACTTCTCGGCGCTTGCTTCGCGCGCGCGCGCGGACTGAGTGCAAAACTCTGGATTGGTGTCTTTCCATCTGCGAAGAGTTACCGCATCCGGCATGCCAGGCATCTTGCAAATCTGACGCTCTGACTTGCCTTCACGAATCAAATCACAGATTCTCTCCGCAAGCTCCGGCGTATAGGTTGATGGTCTTCCGCCCTTGGAGGCGTTCGGTTTTGATGCCATAGCACCTCCTTTTCTTTTGTGGAACTTCAGGCATCGTCCTACCCCAAAAAGAAAAGGGCCTCTCCGGAGAGAAGCCCTTGTGCTCAGGACCCGGAACCAGTGAAGCAAAGTGAAAAGCTGGTTCGGTCCTGGTTTGATTTTAGGCAATCGACAGCTGAAGCCTATGGCCGAGTGACCGAAGAGTGGCCTCAATACGGTCGATCTTCGTAGGATGGCGAACGTCGAGAATCCGCGTCACTTCAGGAAGCTTCAGTTCGGCCTTCTTAGCGAGTTCGACGCGAGAAACACCATCGCGCGCCATCGCATTTGAAAGCAGAATTTTTGCAACCTGATTTGCGCTCAGATGAACAACATATTCACCGGGAAGCGCAGGTGACGCCTCCGGAATAAGTTCTCCATCTTTAATACGGAACTCGACACAATCCTCGACGGCATAACGGGCCCAATTTTCAAGAGGCTCGCCATCCACGGAATATGACAGAAGTTCGGGCAGATCCCGGCAACGAACAATCTCAGTGCCGTCCTTAAGCTTTTCAAAGCGGCATGGAAAATCGAAATTTGACATTTGTCAGACATACGATCATGCAGCAAGCCCCGCCGGCTAAGGCGGGGGTGTGTTTTATTTCTTAGAGACTTCCTTCAGGCCAAGATCGCGAATGATGTCCTTGCGGATACTTTCATTCATCTCTGCGCCGGGGTGTCGAGGCATGGTTTGCGTTTTTGGGTTCCCCGGGACTCTCAGGCGAAGGTGTCTGGTTCCGTGGGTGACCTCAACGCCTCTCGACTTAAGCCACCGAAGAAATTCACTTTGCTTCATGATCTCCTCTATTGGTTGAACACGTGAATATTCTACCATGAGGTTAGCATTTTTGCAAATGTTATGTATTTCGACGCTACTTATTCCGGCATCAAAAAAGCCCGGTCATCTCTGACTGGGCTTACGTTTCTTTCGGGTGCAAAAAGGCTGCCCCGTGGCAAAACTCTCGAAATCGCAATGGAAGTCGGCTAAAAATTGTATGTTCAGTATACATACCTCAACCATCGTTGTCAAAGTACGTTTTGATGATTCTCTGGAACTTCTGACACACGCCATCAAATGCACGCAAGAAACCGCGATACGTCACGCGGAGTTCCCTAGCGCACAAACCGACGTGCCTCCCTTCTCCATAGACCATTTGAAGCACGCGCTTTTCCTGTGGAGTTAGCCAGGGTCCCCCATAGGCAGCAGATAGCTTTTCCGCATCAGCCATATCAGCACTCGAGATTGGAGGTTCGTTCCGGTACTCCTCAATAGCTGGAGGGCCATACTTCAGGCGGAGTTCGTTTAATACCTGAGCTGTCGGCGAAGGTAATGATTTCCTGCGAGCTCGAATGCACCGACTCCAGTTTTGCAAGCGTTTGGAGAATATCGGATCGATCATGAAAGCTCCTCGATGTAGACGGTGACGGATGGGAACTCTGCGTACGTTTTGGCAGCAGAGACCTCAACGACTTGAGCGTCATCCTTCCACGCGATGCCGTTGAGTCCATCGCAGATGATTTTGATGATGTTGTCCATATCCGGCTTCTTGGCAGGTCGTTCGCAGCCCTGCAGGCATGCTGCGCGGCGTTTCTGCGAGTACGAAGCAGGCACAGGGAAAGCAGCGAGGATAGAAATCTTGACTGCCCTGCGCATGATGTCTCGGTTGCACATCGCGTACTTGCCAAGAACGGCTACACGGGCCTCGTAGCGACGGGTTTCATCGGGCGTATAGGCGTGGCCGGTGCGAGAGAAGCGCGGACGTGCCTTGCCCTGAGGCGTACCGGGAATGTTGAGCTTAACCACGGACTTTCTTCTCCTCTCGAGTGCGTTCTTCATACTTCGTAAAGCCGGCTGGGCTCCATGCTTTGATCTGATCGAGTTTGAACGTCAGCCCATAGAGGTCAGCGAAGATCGTAAAACCGCGTCGTTCGCCGTAGAAGCGATCCCAGGCTCCTTCTTTTAGGACGAAGAAGAGCGCGGCACCTTCAGGCGGATAGGTGGAGATGTCGTCGATGTCCACCTCAGTGAAAGTGAAAGGCGGGCGCTTCGGCGTGTGTTCCTTGGAAGGCGGATCGATGGACATGAGACGGGTGACTTTCTTGAGCGTCATTTCGTTTTGGCCTTTGATTGAAGTTCTTTGCGCCATTGGTCGAAAGCGGCGCGGAGGATTCGGACGGTTTCAAAGCGGCGTGCTATGCGGTCGGCATCGGGCTCGGGCTCGAAGTGCTCGCAGTAGTCCACGGACTCGACGGAGCGAAATCGCTTGTATCCGCTGATCTCCCCGGGGAGAGAGCAGTAGACGAGGCCTCTGGCGAGCATCCCCCACTGGCCTCTGTGGAGGCGAAGCGGATCGCCTTTCGGCAGCGGCTCGAGCGGTGCGCAGTTGCGGCAGCGAAGACACTCACTCATGTCGCTCCCTCATGATGAAGGTCGTCCGGCTGATCCACCGTGAGAAGGCGTGGATGAAGCGTTTGTGGATTCCGGTAGAGGGTTCCATCAGTCCGGATACGCTCAAGCCAATGGCCGATGCGCTGAGGCTCGTCGGTAATTCCGCAGTGCACCGCGTGAGTGAGATCGACTTTTCGCAGAGCAACGAGGAGGCTCATGAGATTGCTGATCTGCTGTCGGAATTCCTGAACCAGATAGTTGATTCGTTCCTGGCTCGGCCGGGGAAAGCGACTGAGCTGATCCAACGCGTTCTGGCTCGGAAGAAGAAGCGCTGACCGCATCTCAGGCCGCCTCCTTTTTCTCGCGCCGGCGATAGTCTTCCCAGTCGAAGGCGATGACCCTGCCGCCGTCGAGAAGCCGGGAGACAGCGGCGTCGCCGATAAGGGACGTGATGGAAAGGCCGTCTCCGTCGGCCACGAGCGGGAGATTGCTGATGAGCACAGTGGGTCGGCACTGCTCGTAGCGCCGATTGATGACCTCGAAAAGGAGGTCTGCGCCGTGAGCGGAGACAGGCGAGCGCCCCAGCTCGTCGATGACGAGGAGGTCAAGGTCGAAGTACGCCTACTTCACCGAGGCCGTGCGCTCAGCGCTGCCGGGAGCCTTGTCGTAGGTCTGGCAGATGGACGAGATGAGCTCGGAGGCCGTGAGCATCTTGGCCGTGTATGCCGAGCGGAGAGCAAGCGCGACGAGCGCCGCGCCCATATGCGTTTTGCCGGTGCCAGCGTCGCCCGTGAAGATGAATGAGCGGCCGCGTGCGATGGAGACATCGGCCTCACGCCCCCAGGCGACGATGGACTCCTTGGCGCGCTTCATCGGCTCGGAGAAGCACTCGAAGGAAGCGACGGTGACGCCGCGGAAGCGCGGAGGGATGGCAATCTCGAGCGACCTGGCGACCTCAGCCTGACGGCGGCAGCCGGGACAGGTGTCGTAGTGGAAGGTGCCGCCGTCATCGACCCAGTAAGCCTTATAGCGGCCGTGCTTCGGGCATTCACCCCACTGCGTGTCATACGGCGTGCGACGCCCACTTCCCGAAGTTTCGGTGGTTGAGACTTCGCGTGTCTGTTGCGCCAAGCGTCCGCTGAGGCTTTTGAGCGCTGCTCCGATAGCGGTTGTCATATGCGAACTCCTTTCCGATCCAATTCATGAACTCGCGCTTCCAAGTCGCGAGGGTTTTCTTTGTAGTTGTGGGCGCGTAGCGCGCTCGAAGTTTGAGGAAGACGCGCTGCGGATCTATGTCCGGTCTGGCGATCTTTGCTGCCTCTGCCCAGTCATCAGGGAGCGTTTCCGGAAAGGGCACTCTCGGCTGCTGAGATCTCCGCTGCTTCTTTGGGGGCAAGTCAGCGTCGGGATCAGGGAGAGCCTCAGGAGCCTGCTCACTGTCTTGTGTCGCGAGCATCGCTTCATCGAAGAGGACATCGTCGAAAGGAACGTCCGGAAGCGTCTGCGAAGCGGACGCGGAGGCGTCAGCCGACGAAGTGCGCATAGAAGAAACTGGTTCTTTCTGGTTCTCTTCTGGTTCTTTCTGGTTTATGCCCCCATTTTGGGGGTGACCCCTTTCCAAATTGGGGGTGACCCCTTGGACGTTTTGGGGGTGACCCCTTTCCATGGCGGGGGTAACGTCCGTTTTGGGGGTAACGTCCGAAATGTCGGTAACCCTCACGGCATTCGAATCGCCGGGGACGAAGCCGACTAAGACATAGGAGTTGCGCCATCCTCCTTCCTGCCCGGCGGACGTTTGCCGCGTATAGGGAACGCGCTTGGACTCGATGTATCCAAGAGTGCGCAGGCGTGCAAGCGCCCTTTCCACGCGCTTGACGGTGCACGGATCGTCCTTTGCGCTGAAATATTCAGCGATTGTTTCTCGCGTCGGATCGCAACGGCCCGACTGATCGTTCATGCAGTCTGCGAGATAGGCGAGGACTGCTTGAGCGAAACCTCCGGCGCGCCGATGAACCAGCACGAAGTTTCTTGCGCGGCTTCCCATGAAGAACTCACCGATAGCTAGTCACTTAAAAAGCGGGTTAAGTTCGCTTCTCGGGATCCCCGTCGCGAGGTTTACGGCCGGGACATGCCTTGCCGGCACGTACCCCAGCTTTATCCAAAAGGCAACCGCCTGTCTGGATACTTCCGGGGTGCATACCTTTGCCAGAGCTTTCTGACTCCCCAGTTTTTCCACCGCCCTCTGTACGGCATTAGAGCTTTTTTCTGTCATAGCGTTTTTGCTTTATAGCAAGTTGTTTTAGCTTTAAAGCAAAGTATAGCGCAAGATTAACTTGCTTGCGAGGTACGCAAGCTTTCCTTACACTAGCGCTATGGAGGATTTATGCCGAGCAACTTACAGACCATCCTGAATGCAAAGGGGCTTACTCACGCACAGGTCGCGGAGGCTCTCGGGGTCACGCGGCAAGCGGTTCAGAGGTGGGCAACTAAAGGGAATCCTCGCCTTGAAAAGCTCTCAAAATTGGCGGACTTTTTAGGCGTAACTCCCGGACAAATCACCGGCGATGAAAGCTACGACCAACCAGCATATATGCCGGCCGTTAACTCTTCTGCAGTGCCATCCCGAGCGGGGTGGACGGTAGTTCCGGTTCTTGATGCATACGGGGCGTGCGGGGCTGGTTCGCCGGCATATCAAGCCAATAATGTCGGTGCGATGCAGTTTTCTGATGAATTCTTAAGATCACTGCCCGGCGTACACGGTATTCGCGAAGGTCAATTCGAGATCATTAGCGCCGCAGGCGACAGCATGGAGCCAACTATCAGCAGGGGCGGATTGGTACTTGTGGACACGCATCAGACTGAAGCACGCGGAGATGGAATTTACGTATTTATCAACGGCGAGGATGTATTCATTAAGCGTGTGCAGATCAATTTCAACAGATCATTGACGCTTATCTCTGACAATCCCGCCTATCCACCGACCACATTGACCAGAGATGAATTAGAGGGAGCTCATATACATGGACGCGTGATTTTTGTTTTTAACGGCTTCCGCACGTACCCCTCTCCCCCCCGCCTGGCCCCGCCATAGAGCGGGCCTTTTTTTTGACTTCGGTCAAAATAAACTTGCCTTTATCACGGCTTACAGGCAAGTTTGACTTGCTTTTCATTGCTTGCACGTGTAAAGTTTGCTTTGTCGAGAGAGCAAAAAGCTTTTTCGAATGCAAACTCCCTCCCCCGGCCGGAAGCCGGGAGGGGCACCGGATGATGATTAGTCAGACGGGCGACGGAAAGCCTCAAGGCGCGGAGCTAGTACCTCACGCCGAGCGAGTAAGAGCGCACATAGGCAGACCTGAGCAGTGAATCTCTCTGTCCGGGAGTTGGTTCAGACCATCGGGCAGAGAGAAAGGCCAATTGAAGCGCTTTCTTTTGAGAGCGCTTCTGTGGGTCTTTCTTAGGAGGATTTATGAAGGTAGAAATTGAAGACGGCCGTCTGATCGTTACGCCGATCACGGAAGAAGATTCTCGGATCATCTATGCATTGGCGGCCGCCTATGCCGCATTCGATGCTGTTTGCTATCCGATCATGGGCGAAGCAGTTCGTTGCACCGATGACGCTTTCACAGACTTTTTCATAGGAGAAAGAGATGGAAATTGACGCCAAGCGATACTTCAAGCTTTCGCTTCCTGGAAGGAGCAAGACGGCCGAAAACGAATTGCGCTGGCTTCTGATTGCCGCGAGTGCGTATGCGCAGGCGATTAACGCTGCCTCGTTTCGCGAAGGCAAAAATGTTTTGGGAACAGGCGGCAGTTACATCGCTCCAATCACGCGGGAAGAGGTTGAAAACCAAAAGAAGGCGTTCGAGGAAGCCCTAAGCGCCTTCTTCGATGAGGTTGAAGCCTTACGGCAACTTACTTCTGTTCATCACGGCGAGCCGCAAACCGGCGGCATTTCTCATAGAGATCAGCCAGCAACTCGAGATCGTGATTCAGCGGGTTCATGACTTCATAGTCGCCCTCATCAAAGTAGTCGAGCTCCTCACCTGCTTTGGTTGTGGGGATGCGATCCAACTTGATCGCACCGGACATGAGCAGGCCAAAGAACAAAACTTCAGCCTTTGAGAGTTTTGGAAGGTTCTCCCCCGGATAAAAACCTTGAGGGTTCAGATCATCGAACATGGATTTCTCCTTCGGTGAGTTGATACGGAATGTCGAATGGGAGTCCGACGTTCATATCTTCGCACCGAAGGAGACCTCATATTCAAGCCTCTTCTCGGAGCGAGAGAGTGATTTAAGGCTTCTCCGGGAGGAGACTTGAATCTGAATGGAGAACACTATGATTCAACACGACAGCGATTGTGCAGTCCACAACGGCCCCGCGCTTCCGCCGGGGCCGTGTAACTGCGGCGCTCAGGCTAAATATGAACGCCGATGGATTGCATACCTTCGTCAGCGGGGTTGTAGAGCGGTCGCTCACCGGAGAATTGCTTTTGGCATGTGGTTAGGCCAACGATTTTGTCGAGCAAAAACACGCGCCACTCGGGCACTTTGCCTGACCTGCTACCGCCTGCTGTTTGGTAATCGCGCAGCGCGGAACGCCCTGCGGTGGTGGTGCCGAGCAAGAAAGGCTCAACGACGCGCAGGAATCCATCGTATGTGAATGTCACCACCCGGCGCTCCTCAATCGCTTGAGCAAGCACGTCATAAACACTCATGTTTTCTCCTCTGAGGTAGTTGAACAAAGTCGCACTGTGAGAGCCGCGACAAGTTCAGCTTACCCCAGAGGGAGATTCCAACTTCAGCCTGTTCGCAAGAGTGGTCTGAGGTTGACTTTTCGTATAATGGATTGAAGAGACACACGGGGACACGACGTGACACTTACTGACAATCAAAAACGCGCTCTAGTGAAAAGGATCGCCGACATCTATGAGAAAGTAGGTGTTGCAGGTCTGGCCTTAGGGCTTTTCCAGTACAACTTCCAAGGGGCGTTGATTGGACTGGGGTTCTTGGCGGTCAGCCTCTTACTCACATACCTTTTGGAGCGATGAACATGGACTTATGGACGCTAGTAGCCATCTTCGGCGTAATCGGTGCGGCATTCGCCCTGTACCTACTTCGCGGTCTTCCCCCGAAGCATCGTCACTAACCGCTGACACGAACAATCAGGCCCTCGCATCGAAAGGTGCGGGGGCTTTTTCATGCTCTCTCCGGAGAGCCCAGATTCAAGCCGCTTCTAGTTTTGTCAACTTGTTGGTTGGATGGCATGCCGGGAGGCGGCTTGAACCTGAATTTTGACATCGCTTGCAGATTCGGGCATACTGTGCTCAGGTGCTCAAAACACCTGTAAAGCGGATTCCGCCCTGTCAGTCATGCGGATTTTTTTGTATCTGTAGCCCTATGGGCGCGGATAGCTCAGCTCATGGCTGAGCGTGAGGCTAATAAAAAACCCGAAAGGGAAATATGCCCGCCGCCTTTACACGGTTTTGAGCGCTTGGCCGCCCTCTCAAAAGGGGCGATTAATCAAATATGTAAAGGAGTTCACAATGGCTCAGAACATTGTTCAAAATGCCTTCCGTGTGGTTGAAGGCCGTGCGGTTACGTCCAGCTTCAAAGTTGCAGAATACTTTGGCAAAAAGCACAGCGACGTAGTTCGCGCGGTAGATGACCTGATTGCAAAAAATCAAGAACTTCAAGTATTACGCAATTTTGCGCGATACTCAGAAACAGTCAGTCTGAACGACAAGGGTGCTACTCGAAAGGTTCCTGCGTACTGGATGGATCGCAAGGGCTTCTGTCTATTGGCTATGGGCTTCACCGGTGCTAAGGCGCTCGAATTCAAGTGTGCTTTCTACGATGAGTTCGAGCGGATGGAACAGGCGCTGAAGAATCCACCCGCTCCGGCATATATCACCGACGCACAGCAACGCGAAATCCAAAGAGCAGTAGGCCGCCGCTCCGAAGGCTACGGGATCAACTATCAAACGATTTACTCGGCGCTGAAAAATCATTTCAACGTCCCCAGCTACAAGCAGATTCTCGAAAAAGACTTCGAGGCCGCAATCTCCTTCATCCAGTCAGTCAAAATCATGACGCGTGAAGAATGCATCGAGCATGAAAAGGCTCAGATGAAGCGCATCGAGGCTGCCACTTATCACGACGAGCCGATCCCGCCGAAGGTCTACACCGTGAGAGCCGACTTCATGGAGAAGCTTCTTTCTCTCGTCTATACGTGGAGATACCTGCACCGAGCAAACCTTGAACGCTACGTCGAATTCCTGCGGAGCGTCGATTCGCCATACGCTGCATCCATGTGGGAAGCCGTTCACGACTTCAACTGGCTGAGCCTTGAAGCCTCTCTCGACAAGATCGGATACAGCGTCAAGGAGCTTCCTTGCTACAAACACTGGCTGAGCCATCAGGCCGCGTAACTGACAACCATTTCTAACCTCAAGGCCTCGGAGAAATCCGGGGCCTTTTCTTTTGCGAGAACGAAATGAGCACCTATCAAGCGCCCGTCGATTTCCGGACGTTCGACAGCTCCGACATGTGGCTTGCCTGCAAGGGCTTCCGCAGCGTCATTCACCGCGCGAACTACACGGCCGACGTGGAACTAACGGCACTTCTTCGCGGGCACCTTCAGCAGCTCCTCGACATCGATGAGGACTTGGAATGCCGCGAGGGGTTTGCCTTCGCGGCGGGTGCTGCACTTGCTCACCAGATGAGGAGCCGCAAATGACCAAGTTCACGGAATTCCTGCTCGACGCGCTGACGGGCCGCCCGGCCAAGGGCTTTACCCCGGCTGAGCTCGCCAGAGAGCATCAAGCTCAGATGATCGGCGTCATCGGCGGGGTCATCTTCTTCGCGACGATGTGCCTCGTCATCTACGGCGGCTCATACCTCCTCAAATACCTCGCTACCAACTGAGGCTTCATCATGAACGAAACCGAATTCACTCCGCGCTGCCTTTCCGGAGCGGCTGAGCTCGAGATCGACTTCTACCGCGATCTCTACGAACTTGGGGTGTGGTGGGCGCTCCTCTCCAGCTATGACCGCGAGACCCGCGCACGCCGCGTCCTCGAGCGCTCCCTGTACAACGTCGAGGGGTTCCGCGAAGCGTTCGACCGCGAGGCCGCCAAGGGCGGGGAGTTCTTCGACGTAATCGACCGCATCCTGCACAAGGCCGACCGGGCCTGCAAGGAATGGTCTCAGTACGAGTACGAGGAGAACAAGCGCGACCGTGCTGAGGACGCCGCATGATCAGGCGCACCAAAAAGGAGCTCATTCAGATCTTCAAGAAGCTCCGCGAGTCTCACGCTTGGTCTAAGGACGAGACCGGAGAGCTCTCGATCATCCGAGAGCGCTACGAGGAGGGCAAGGAAGATGAAGTTCATCGCCTGATAGGTGAACTGGACGCCAAGCTAGGCGCAAAGCGTCTCGCACTCTTCGCGCTTTGGAGTGACCTCACCCGCTCAGAGAAGGAACCGCAATGACCATCCCCCAGCACCCGCACCGGCATCGCTCTCAGCTCAGCAAGCGCCAGCGCAGGGCATGCGCAGCGCGCAACGCCCGAGCGAGAGAGCGCAAGACCAAAGCAACGAAACACACCAAGGCGAGCTTCCTCCAGGGGCTCGCCTTTTTACTAGGGAGATTTTTCCGATGACAACCGACTCAGCAGACCGGGCCGAATGGCTCAAGCAGCCGGAAGCAGAAGCGCGCCGGGGCCGCCAGACGACCAAGAGCGGCCGAACAGCTGCGAACAACCGCACAGCCCGCCCCCAAACAGGCGGGCTTTTTCGACCTCATTCGCTACATCTTGGAAAGGTGGTTCAAATGACACCGAATGACCAGAAAGAAAAAGAGGTTTGGGAAGCCGAACAGGCCTCCGCAAACCTCCCTATGTCCGGGCAAGACGAAGACGACATCGAGCGCATGCGAAAAGAGTTCGATGAAGTCTTCGCGTTTTAACCACACGGAGAATCATACATGAGCTACGGAACGCTTGTTTTGGGCGAAAGTGGGTCAGGCAAGACTTGCTCCCTTCGCAATATCGATCCAACCAAAACGCTAATCATCCAACCGGTCAAAAAACCGCTTCCTTTCAGGTCAACTGGCTGGAAGTTTGTTCAGCTCGGAACTAAAAAAGTTGTCGAGAACAAGCGAGAGCGAGAAGAGCTCACACGCCTGAGTGGCGGCAACATCCTCTGCACGTCCAACGTCCCCTTCATCCTTCAGTCCATGAAGGAGACCTCAAAGGAGATCATCGTCATCGACGATTGGCAGTACTTCCTATCCTTCAGAATGATGGAGTTGCGGAACGTCGGAGGCTATGACAAGTGGAATCAGATCGGCGGCTGCGGGTTCGATCTCGCCAAGACCGCTTCAGAGCTCGACGATGCAAAACGCGTCTATCTCCTTGCGCACACGGTGGTCAAGGATGGCGTGACGCGCATCAAAACGATCGGGCAGATGCTGGACGAAAAGATCGTCATTGAAGGGATGTTCACAACCGTCCTTCGAACAGCGGTCGATCAGGGCAGGTACCTCTTTCGCACTCACAACTCAGGCTTCGACACCGTGAAATCTCCTCTTGGGATGTTCGAAGAAGACGAGATCGACAACGACCTTGCAGAGGTCGACAAGGCCATCTGCGAGTACTACGGAATTTCAACACCCGCCGAAGAATCGGCAAAGGAATCTAAATGATCATCGGAACTATCAAGGCCGACAAGGTATCTGCCATCAGGAGCGAAACCCCGGCCCGCATCTTTGAAACTGGGGCTTACAAAGGAAAGATCCTGCAGGCAGAGCAGTACGAAACGAAGAACGGAGCCGCGATGCTCCGGTTTTACTTCGAATCGAATGATGGAGCCACGGCGTGGCTCTCGCTTTGCATCGTCAAAAGCGACGGCGAAGAGGCTTTTGGTATGGGTATCTTCCAGTCCATGCTTTTTTGCTCCAAAACCGAGTCGGTCGAATGGGTCGAAGGCAAGGTACGTACCATGAAAGGCGAGATCGTGAAGGGCTATCGCGGAAAGGCGATCGAAGGAAAGCCAATCGGCCTCGTCCTTGAAGCAGAGCCCCGCGAATACCTCTATCTAGGGGAGGTAAAGATCGCCAACGACATGACGATCCGACGCGCATTCGATCCGGCCACCGGTCGAACCGCTAAGGAGATCGATTCGGGCGCGACTGAAGCCACGGCTATCCCCGCGCTTCTTAAGAACCTGAAGGAGCATCCTAAGGCGGTGCGCAAGCTTGACGGAGGAACGCAGGCACAGACCTCCAGCGCAGCTTCTATGCCGCCTGATCCGCCAGTCGATGACGACATGCCCTTCTAACAACCATTCAGCCCCGGTCAACCACCGGGGCTTTTTTGCGAGCACTCAAAATGAAAATTTACGAAATCCCCGGCGCGCTGCGCGAACTTCTCGACCGCCTCGACGCCGATCCCGATACGGGTGAGGTCGATGGCGAAGCCCTTGCCGCCTACGCGGAGTACACCACCGCAGCAGCTGAAAAGCTCGAAGGGACGGCTTGCTACTGCCGCGAACTCAAGGCCGAAGCCGAAGCTATCAAGGCTGAAGAAGAGCGTCTTGCAAAGCGCCGTAAGGCACTGGAGAACAAGTCCGAGCGCCTGAAGGCCTACATGATGCCCGCGCTCGAAGCTATGGGCGGAAAGGTCAAAGGCGTCATGGTGTCTCTTCGCATCGGCACGACGCAAGCCGTCAAGGTGCTCGACCTTGAGGCCCTTCCCGAAGCCTTCAGGCGCATCAAGACGACGATCGATCCGGACAAAGTAGCGCTGAAGAAGGCGCTCAAGGACGGCGAGACCATCCCCGGAGCGGCGCTCGAAGAACGCCAGTCCGTGGTGATCTCGTAAGTAAAGACAAGCTCATCACGCAAATCGTTCGATTGGCCTCTTCGAGTTGCTTAAATAGATTCGTCCATTGTCTTCAAACACATCCCCCAACAAAATGCGAAGAATCACCTCCATTTTGCGCACTTCTGTGCTCACAATGATTTTTCCATTTCTGACTGAGTTCAGGTTGAGAATTTCATCGTATTTCTGAAAAGTAGCCAGCCTTCTTTCGAGAGGGGCGTCCTGCTCTTTTATTAGCCATACCAAGCGAGCCACCTTCATCGAATCAAGCGCTTGGACTTTGTCTGCACTATCTTGATCGAAGATTGGCTGTCGGAAGAAGGTTGTAATGGTCGTCTTGTCCGCTCCGGGCGCATACTGATCAGAAAACCCCGGAAGGACCGCGCGGATGTTCTGAACACTTTTAAAACGCAATCTTTTTGACTCGAGGTCATAGACCCCTGAAAGCGACGATGCAATAGTGAATGCGGACTCTTCGATTTTTCTGACTGAGTCGCTGCAACCGAAACCAAACCAACGATCGCGCTTAGCGAGATAAGAATTGGTGAAGCGCTGAATTAGCACCAGATTAGGTAATTGTGGCGCTCGGAACAATAGAGCACGGCATTCGCTTAAGGAATCCGTGTTTTTCAGTACATCGCTACAGTTACCATTAATGATTTCCTGAAACGACGCGAATGTTCCATCGGCATCAACATAGTCGCTGATGGAAAAGCATTCGTCTGATTCCACCTTGTAACGACCGTCGAATTCAACTTCGCTTAGCTCTGAAAACTCTTCGTATTGGCTTCTGACAACGGCGCTTATATCATTGGCCGCATCAGACATGAGTTTGAGACGCCGAACGCAGGTCGACACCCCACGAAAAGAGGCTCCAGAGACAAACAGAGATTCCGCGTTATCCATCATTTCAATCCATACAAGCAGTTATCCGAAATACTTGAAGCTTCCGTCAATCGCAACGGCCTAAGGCTGGGATTTTTGATCAACACCGTCACAGTAGTGCCGTCTGGTCGCGTGGCCTCAAAAAAGCGCATTCCACAAATTCGCAGCAATGGGGAAAAAGCAATCGTCATTGACGCCCACGAGAGGATCAACAACAAGATCCCGCCAAGCAACCACCCCGTCGGCTCTTGGCGATCTCCCTGGATCATGAACAAAGGAAGAACATATGGCAGATAGGCCAACAGGCTATCTGTGCCCAGCTCTTTGACGCTTGTTAGCTTCACGGGGAGTCGATCCAACTTCGTCGCGACCCACCCGAGGTAGATCAGGATTATTTGCCCAAGAGCATAGTTGAACACCACTGCGCACAAAACGAATACCAGCTGCGCGTTCAGGTGAGCTTCTAAGAAATGAGAGACCACATCAGGCAACAGGCTCAGCAGCCAATCCGAGTACAAATAGCTGAACGTGATGCTCAACGGGAACACGGTAGCCAACGAAATAAGAGATCGATAAAGATTATTCATGGCAAGACTCCCCTCGCGACGTTTGTCGCAAGCTCCTTTTCCATTTTGACACAGCGCCTAAGATCGGGCAGAATATCCCTGCCCCGTGAAAGCGACGGGGACGGGATTGGCGTCCCGAGTCATACGGCGCAAGATGAAGCCGCCGACCGTTGGAAGCGGCTTTTTTCATCTTAGCCAAAGGGAGCGGCGTTTCACCGCCCCCTTGCAAGTCTCCTTTATGGGCGGGCTTGCGGGCCTCTTAGGAGGGCCGCTTCCGTATGAGCGGTACGCCAACCTGCAAGCCTGCCCGCCATCGATTGGCGTCGATGCGAGCAGATCGACAAAATCTGCATACGGAGACTTTTATGTCTGCACTTACGACTTTCTCTTTTGAGAATCTTCCCGTTCGTACCTTTGGCACAGCCGATGCGCCGCTTTTCATCGCTCTAGATGTCTGCAACGCTCTCGGTTATAAAAGAGCCCGAGATGCTGTCGCCCAGCACGTCGACCCTGAAGACCTTATCAAGGTCGAGATCGACACCGCTGGCGGCAAGCAAACCGTCAACTGCGTCAACGAGTCTGGCCTCTACGCTCTGATCTTCGGCTCCAAGCTCGAATCTGCCAAGCGCTTCAAGCGTTGGGTTACGTCCGAAGTTCTTCCCGCCATTCGCAAGAACGGCCATTATGAAGTGGCCACGGCATCGAACACGCTTTCCAGTGAAGAGCAATACGAGATTCGCAAGGCTGTGAAATCCCGCGCAAAGAATAGCTCGATTCACTACCAAACGATCTACAACGCCCTATACGACTACTTCAAGATCGCGAGCTACAAAGACCTAAGACACGATCAGATGAAGGCTGCACTCGCACTCATCGAAACCTGCACGCTTAAACCGCAGCTTCCGGCGCCGGCAATTCCCGAAGGGTCAATCGTGATCGACGAGGCTATGGCCGAGAAAATCGTTGTCTTTATCTATTACTGGCGATATCTCTTTCGAGACGATCTGAATCTCTTTTTAGCGCTCTTGCGCCGCGTGAAATCCCCTCTCGCAGCTCATTTTTGGGAAGCCGTTAATGATCTGGGACTTGGCTTTATGGAAGATGCTCTAGCCAAGCAGGGATACTCGGTGAAAGATCTCTCGTGCTACCAACACTGGGCTTCGCAACAGCCCAAGCGCTTAACCGCGTAATCACCTAATTTTCTTAATAGGCCTCGGCACTCACCTGCCGGGGCCTTTCTTTTTTCCGAGAACGACATGACGTTGAAAAAACTTCTCGGCCACAACGAACGTACTGGGTTCAGCGATACCGCAATCATCTTCTGCGCCTTTCTGACTGGCGCCGGTATCAGCGCTCTCGGTATCTCACTCTGCCTGCTCATGCAGTGGGCAGTTCTTAATGGTTACGTACTTTTTTAGGAGTTCAGCCAATGAACGTCAAAGTCATCACCACCGCGCTGCAACACTTAGTTGGCGGCGCCGCTTTGAATGTTGCTCTGGGCGCAAGACTCGAATTAGCGACCCAAGAAGCAATCGCAGCCCGCGGACGTGAGGCAATTATCGTTTACCAATGGTACAGCCGCTGCGTCAAAGATCCTTCACTTGAGGATTTTGAATCGTGGCTAAGTAAAAAAATCAGCAAGACCAAGGAATTCAACCAACTCGTTCAGGATTGGCACAATTTCTACAAGTCCCGCGGGGCGTAATGAGGAGCCTGCATGATGAGTATTCCCTCCCACCCACATCGGCGCCCTAAGCACGAATTGAGTCGTGATGCACGTAGAGCAATCAAAACGCGGTCAGCACGTGCAAAGAAAGCTAGAAAAGCTGCGCAGCCGCCGACGCATTCAAAGACCTTCATCGCTCGCATCCTCGCTTTCTTTCAAAGGAATGCCGCATGAAGCCCGTCTACTTCTTCGGCACTCGCGCCAAGGAACTGGCCAAGAGACTTCACCCAGTGACGAACACTCGCTGCTTGGATCTCTGGACTGACGGCGCCGAACACTATTACCTGAGAACTATGCGTGCCTGCGGCAATCGGTGGCGACTTCACTCCTTCCTTCTATTGCCTGATTGGCGCATCAAAGCTAAGAACAACCATGCTCAGAAACCTCATCACCTGGATTCTCTTTGCCTTCATCGGAGCGCACCGTGACTAATCGGATTGAATGGCTTAAGGCTCGACAAAAAGGTATCGGTGGATCTGATGTTGCTGCAATTCTCGGTATCAATCCATACCGCACTCCTCTTGACATCTACAGAGAGAAGACCACAGAAATCACCGAGGACCGAGCACCTAGCGAGGCTGCTTACTGGGGGACTCAACTTGAGAGCATCGTGGCTCAAGAATTTTCAAAACGAACTGGATTCATGATTCAGCGCGTCTACCACCAGCTTGCTTCTAACCTCGATCACTACATAGGTACTAGCACTCCAACTCAGTGGGCGCTAGCAAACATCGACAGAGCAGTGATCAATCACCGGATTTCTGCCGATGTTCGCCTCACAAATCCTGCGTCAATCTGGAACGTCCAAAAATTGATGCTGACAACAGACACCTTGCTCGAATGCAAGACTGCGAATGCCTTGATGGCTGAACACTGGGGACTTTCGCAAGAAGCAGAGATCATCAAGAGGGAGATCACCTCCAAACACAAGATCCCGCTCTATTACGAAACACAAGTTCAGTGGTACATGGCAGTCACTGCCGCAAAGCTTTGTTATGTCGCTGTATTGATCGGCGGCCAAGACTTTCGCATCTACGCAGTCGACCGGAATGAATCGATCATTCAAATGATCGCTACTCGGTGCTTCGACTTTTGGATGAAGCATGTCCGAGCAGGCGTACCCCCAGAACCAATCATTGATGATGACGTCAAAAACCTCCTTCAGAAATATTTAGACGTCTGATCGTACCGCTTTTCCTGCCCTGCACTCTGAGGCGAACGTAATGACTTCCTAGGGTGTAGGGCAGGAAACTATACGGAGATTTTTAAAGTGAGTAGCAACTACCCCCTCTCATCGTTGAGAGCCCTAACGCAGTATGCAAAAGACGCTGAGACAAGCCAGTCTGATGCATTGCGTGAATACATGTACGCAATGCTGTTGGTGACGGAATTTAGTGTCTTGCAAATGAAAGCTGCGGTGCGAGGAAAAAAGACTGCCGATACCGGCCTCTGGACGATCCTTGCAGAGATGCTCACTCGAATGGCGATCTTCATCCATGAAGGAGATCACCGGCGTGAGGTTTCCCGAAAGAGCTGCGCACGTTCTATCGCAATCGCTGCAACCGAGTCTATCGGCGTGAGATTGATAGAAAGCGCGGAAACAAGAAGAAACCTGAGCTTTGAAGAAATAGTCGGAGAAGAACGATGGACTTTAATGATCTCACCATCGACGAGCTGAGAGAACAAGCAAGCAGGCTACGTTTGTGCCTGCCTTACTCGGACATCGAGGCATGTAGAGAACGGGCTGAAGAACTGATCGAAGAAGGCGAAGCCCTTCAAAACACCATTGCATTCATCGTGTTAATTGAAAGACGAATCAAAGAGCTCGAAGATGAGGGCACTGAAAGCTCATCTTGCTGCTACGAACAAAAGGAGATCACAAAATGAGAGCTAGGAATACTACTGACATATCTCCCATTGGGGTATTGATGCTTGATGTCAAACAAGTAGCAGCCTCCTGTGGGATCGGAACATCAACCGTCTGGAAACTAGTAAAGCTGGGCACCTTCCCGCGACCGGTTTACTTTGGTCCTAAGGTTGCTCGATTCAAAGCTGAAGACATCCAAAAGTGGGTTGCAAACCTTGAACCCGCCACCACTCCACTGATAGGCAACCATACGGAGCAAGTGAAAGAAACTGCGTAAGCAAAACCCCGCTCAGCGTCGTGCTGGCGGGGTTATTGCGGTTAAACTACAGGGACTCTAACCTTAAACGGCCAAGCCTTGTAGCCATAATCAGAAGCTCGCATTAACTTCCCTGTACGCCAATGACGATAAACAGTGCAAAACACGAGCTTCATTACGCCCTTTCGGGCCTTCTTCGTGGGATGAGCCATATGGCAAATCTCCACGAGCGAGCTATGAGCTTGACATCGTTCTCCACCGAACTCATAATGATGGAGTCTTGAAACCGACATCAATGGGTGACTCGCTCGCGACCACCCTCCAGCGCGGGCGGAGACTAAGAATCCTATAACCGATTTTGGGACCACCCTCCAGGCGTTGAAGAATTGCAATTTCTTCAACGCCTTTCTCATATCCGTTTTAATTGCTTTAATCTGATTCTCGCTGCCTCAAACGAAACTCCGAATCTTTCTGTTAGTTCTTCAGGCAAAATCAAACCCTCTGCTTCAATGATGGCAAACGGCATCAAGAGCTCACCAGCAAAAGTATTGGCCTGCCACTCCGAGTCCTCATATGCCTTGTGCTCTTGCGACTCTTCTCGACTGAAAGATCGTTCATGTCCCAAAATCAGATGCCCGAATTCGTGCCAGAATGTAAACATTGAACGTGTTCGAGTTCCTAAAATGCACGCCTCATAATCACAATCTCGAAGACGAATGCATTTGTCTTCAGGAATGTACACAGCTTCAACACCTCTAGCAAGGCGAGGATCGTCGTTTGGCACAACGTCGAGAGTTCCGCTATAAAGCAACTCTTCGAGAATCTGCCCCATGGCGTTTTTCGGGTCACCCACTACCTCTCGAACATGCTCTGCGATTTGTCGGATGTTTAGGATCGATCGCGGAGGAACTTTATAACCCCGACAGAAATTCATTCACGCCCCCTTTGCTTTGATCCAGCCAAAAGCTGGGCAAATTCTTCAAGCTTTTCTTGTGACATATCTACGCGGGCAAAACCTGCAACAAGGAATTGTTGAGCTGTCGACAGGCCTTCAAGAGACACTGATCGATTTGAAACGTCTGCCGCCTCATGAAGACCTGAAATAGTCATCCCCCGTGTAGCGAAGAATTTTTCAACCTTCTCGAGAAAATTCGGAGATATTTTCTTCGAACCAACTTCCGTAGCACTGAGATACGAAGGAGCAACACCAATGCTTCGAGCCATATCGAGCATGGTGACACCAGCATCTATCCGACCTTTTCGGACAAGCTTGCCATACTCACTAATCTTCATCTTGTTTTCCTCTTTGAATCAGCGAATTCACTGATTAGGTGAAATCATATCACTTTTGGAGTTATTGTCAACATTGCACAACAATATTTTCCCCAAGCGTCATAAACCTCTCTCATGTCGCCCAACGCCTGTTCACGGTCATAGGCGCATTGGTACGATTCATTGCGGTGATCGAGACAGCTTTCCCGCAGGTCACGGGAGAAGGACTTATGGCCGTAGCCCTTCGCGTCCTTCGCCCACGTGTTGAACGTGGCCCGCGCTAGACCGTGAAGGGTGACAATCCTCGGCTTACCGTCCTTCGCCTTTTGCTCCGGATCGACCCACCCTATGCCATCCTTCGCGCGCTGCCTGTCGTGCATTCTCTTCAGTAACGAGCGAACCGCATCGAGCGAGAAGGGCGACATGTTCCCCTGATTGATATTCGGGAAGATGAAGTTGCGGCCTTCGCCCGGAAAGCGCGGCGCGGTGTCCAGAAGACTTTTCGCCGGAGCGCAGAGCGGCGTTTTCCGGTCAAAAGGAATCTTGTCTGACTTCATTTTCATCCGCTCGCGCGGGATGACGTGGAACCACTGTCCCTCATCGTCCTGCTGAATCTCATCCCACGTGGCCTCTCTGGCGGTTGAATTGCGGGCCGACGTGAGAATGGCGAAGGCCAGACAGCGCGCAGACTGACTGCGCGGCACGAGCTTCATCAGCTCAGCAAAGAAAGCCGGCATGCGCTTAGGCGGCAGCGCGGGCTCATGGCCGCCCTCGGGACGAGCGAGGGACAGCATATCGCCGAGCTTCCCTCCGGCTACACGGGCCGGATTCATCATTACGGGAATCATCTCCTGCCGCATTGCCCAGTCGTAGGCATTACGCATATCGCTCAGAATCCTCTCCGGCGTATCGATCATGGTGCGCCACTTCTCCCCCAACTCGTCGTATAGAAGCTCAGCAGTCACGTCCTTCGCCGGCATCGAAAGAAAGTCCGGCGCGAAGTGGTTGCTGCAGTACCCATCCCACACTCGCTCCTTCGGCTTGCGAGCGTTCTTCCATCTCCCCCGCTCCTCATTGAACCGAATCCACCCGTAGACCATCTCCCGGACGGTCAGAACAGCCGGCGCGGGCTCCTCAGACTGAAGAGACATGCGCAGCGCCTTTCTCTCAGCAACCGGATCAATCCCCGCCTTAATCTTTTCGCGCCACTCGGCCGCAGTCTTGAATGCTTCAGAGAGCGAGACCTTCGGATATTGTCCGATCTGGTACGCCTTACCCGTCGCACGGTCACGAAGCAAAAAGTACTTTGCCGTGCTCCCGTCGCCCAGAGTGCGCACACGCACCTCAAGGCCCGGAACGACGCCGCAGGAGCAACCTTTCGTCAGGCTCCGCAGGCGCTTTTCTGTCATCCTCTCTGCAACTCTTGGCAT